TGCTGTTGTAGGAGTATTCAATGGGGTGTTCTATAACGACCCAACAACTCAGAAGCCTACATACAAAAATTACTACCCTGGTTCAGTTACACCAACTGAAGGCGATATTACTGCTTTCGTTGTTGACGATCCAGATGCAGTATTTTTAATGGACGCTGATGATACATTTGCAAGAAGTAACTTGTTTAGTAACTATGGTGTAACAAACACTACTGGTGTTACTCAAACAGGTATCTCGAAAGCACAATTAGATGTAAGTGTTAAAGGAACTGCTTCTACTTACGTAGTACAAGCGATTGATATATCGCAAGATCCTGACAACTCTGACACTAGTGTTGCTAACGCGAACATTCTTGTTAGAATCAACAATCACTTCTACAGAAGTGGTACAGGCTTAGCATAAGGAGAATAAACTATGGCAATATCACGATCACAACTAGTTAAAGAACTAGAGCCAGGTTTGAATGCTTTATTCGGCCTGGAGTACAACAGATACGAAAATCAGCATGCGGAAATTTTCCCGTCTGAAACATCTGACAGAGCTTTTGAAGAAGAAGTAATGTTAAGTGGTTTCGCTTCTGCACCAGTTAAACAAGAAGGTGCTGGAGTAGTGTTTGATCAAGCAACTGAAACTTTCACTGCTAGATACTCACACGAAACTATCGCATTAGCATTCTCAATTACTGAAGAAGCTATTGAAGATAATCTGTATGATAGATTAGCTGCAAGATACACTAGAGCTCTTGCAAGATCTATGTCTAACACAAAACAAGTTAAAGCTGCATCAGTGCTTAACAACGCTCAGAAAGCAACTGGTTACAATGGTGGTGACGGAGTACCTTTAATTAGTGCTTCACACCCACTTGCAACTGGCGGAACTTTTTCGAACCGTTTAGCAACTGCTGCTGACCTTAACGAAACTTCACTTCAGCAATCTTTGATTGACATTGCAGGTTTCGTTGATGAAAGAGGCTTAAAAATAGCTCTTATGGGCAGAAAAATGATAATTCCAAAAGAATTACAATTCACTGCTGAAAGACTAATGAAGTCTCCTCAAAGAGTTGGCACAGCTGATAACGACATCAATGCTATCGCAAACATGGGTATGGTACCAGAAGGTTACAGAGTTAATAACTTTTTAACTGACACTGATTCATACTTCATCATGACTGATGTTCCAAATGGTTTTAAACACTTCGAAAGAAGTCCAATTAAAACTGCTTTAGAGGGCGACTTCGAAACTGGTAACGTTAGATTCAAAGCTAGAGAAAGATACTCATTTGGATATTCAGATCCAAGATGTGTATTTGGTAACGGAAACTTACCTACTAGCTAATAGTTAGTGTAGTTACTAAATTTAAGGGGCGAGGCTATGCTTCGCCCCTTTTTTTATGTATAATATAAATACCTAGAATAACAATTTTGCAGACTGACTAGGCAGACGGTATAGAGACTGCAGAATTTAACCGCTATACAGGAGAACTATTATGGCAAATACAACTTTCTCAGGGCCAGTCATATCCAAAAATGGATTTATTGGAACTGGGCCAGGTTCAACAATCGCTCTTACAGCAAATACTTCTTTGACTGTAAATGATCATGCTGGAAGAATCTTGCTTTTACAAGATGCTGACGGTATTTTTACTTTACCTTCAATTATAACTACTGCTGATGCAGCTGTCGCTGGGCCAACTGATATCAATAACAAAAATAATATTGGTGCAACTTTTACTTTTTATGTAGATATAACTGCAACTGATATTCAAATTGTAACTGATGGAACTGACAAATTTACTGGTGTTGCACAAATTGGAGGCAGCGGAACTGCTGTTTCTTGTTTCTTTGCAGCAGCAACAAACGATGTCCTTTCTATGAATGGATCAACAACTGGTGGAATCGTTGGATCTTATGTCCAAGTTACAGCTTTAGAATCTGCTCAATACTTAGTGACAAACTCACTACTTCTTGGTTCAGGAACTTTAGCTACACCATTTAGTGACACGTAAGAAATAAATAGTGGCTCCTTCGGGAGCCACAAACTTAGGAGAAAAAAATGGGTTTTAAAGCAGACATACAAGCAACTAGATCTAGTGCCGCTGCTGGTGCTACAGCAATTATTGCACCACCAGTTAGACTGAGAGCTATTTCAGTTGCATCTAATGGAG